CCGGGACCAGTAATAAGACCCAAATACCAAGCTGCGGTGTAGGCAGATCCAGCAAAGTATTTGTCATTCATGTCTTTAAGACCTTCATTGACAACTAGATTATGATTCTTCTCTTCCCACTTTAGATTGCCATCTTGACCAAAACACTGAATGGTAAATACACCAGCTCCACCCGCAGCAGAAGTTGTTGCGCCACTTTGAAGAACACATGCACCTACTTTATCTGTAGAAACTAATTTATTTGAAATCATTTGAGGCTCCTTTAAGCAATTCTAATAACTGCTGATGATGCTTCGTCTGGTGGTAAAGTTATAACAAATTCTATTACTGTAGTCTTATCTGAACCAAAGTCCAAAACAGCTATAGATTTATTCCCCTTGCTGGAATTATATATTAATGCACCTCTTGCCGTAAATGAGGCTGGATTCCAAGTTGGGTTACTGAAGTCAACATATGCAACCCCATCTGCAGACTTTACTGTTACATTAGTTATCAACTTTCCTCCTGCCACATATCCAGTACCTGTAATTTCATTAGTGGCTGTATATATGGTTGTTGTCTCATCTAATGATGCAAGTGCAGTATACAATGCAATGTACAAAGAGTCAGTCTCTAAGTCATGTACACCATTTAGTATCTGCTCTTTAAAGCTTGTAGTTAGTCCCTGTCTTATGGTCATGTTATTTTAACCCTAACTTGACCTGATCTGTATGCATCCTGCCTTTCTAGACCATCACCCAGACGTTTGAGTTGACCCATAGCTTCTGCATACTTAGCTTCTACATTGCCAATTAGATCCTGCTCACCCTTCATAAACAAGTAAGCCTCTCTTAAAGAGCCATAGAATAATGCTGGATCAAAGTTATCTCCTAGCCAAGTAGTACTTGCTGTAACTATAGACTCTGGATAATAGTAGTAGTGCAGCTCTACATAATATTGAACATCAGGCGTTGGACCCACAATAAAGGACAGCTCAGTAGTTACTATGGCTGGATCTGTATTAGTGGTAGTAGGCCCAAATAGAGCATAGTACTGTGGAATCCCAGTATCTGTCTTAATAGGGAATGCCGCCCTTATAAAGTTAACATCCTTATCCAGCATGTACTCATAGGCTTGGGTTGTATTGTTTATAACCGCCATTGAATAAACTGCTAAGAAATCTAAAGGTGCTGACAGATACTGGTTATTAGCTGAGACTGTACCAGTTACATTCTTACGCAGCGCTGGAATCTGAACACTGTTATATATCCTAGTCTCTGCCTGACGAACAAACGTAGGGATATACGCTATGAACTCCTGTTCGTAGTTTTCTGTATATGCCTGTATTGCGGCAGTAAGCTGAGTATAGTTAATTTTACTGACTCCTAGCCCATTGGGCCTCTAGACATAGTTCCCTTAGTTGCGGCACCATATCCACGCATTTTAATACCAGAAGTCTTAACATCATTCTTACCTGGATCTCCTGCGCTTACGCGAGGAACCGCTTCGCGTGGACCCAACTCAGTAGCTTTAAGAAGGTTAGGATCTCTCATCTTCTTAGGGATGTAAGGACCACCAGACATTGTATGTGGCACTGCGTACTCAGATGCAGGCTTATTGTTCTTAGCCATTTTTACCATCCTGGTACATAGCACGGGCTAGGTTACGGCCATACTTCTTCATAGCATCTGTAGTGACTCCGCCTTTTTTCAAAGATAGGGTGGTGCCTTTTCCATCTTTGTGCTTTTGCTTGTCATGCTGCTTAAATGCTTTCTTAATCAAATCTACGTCTTGCTTCTTATCTTTTTTGTCCATGTCCTGCTCCTAAGTAGTAGATACCGTTACATTGCTAACTAATCCAGGTGCTGCCAAATAGTTAGGCGTTAGCCCATTATCATTATTCCTAGCACCACCTACAGGAGCCCAGCCCCACTGGAATATTCTACTACCACCTTCAGGTGTTCCATCTGAATTAATATTTTGGCTTGGCGTTATCACCAGCTGCAATCCACTATATCCAGATTGGTAGTAGCCAACATCTGGCCTTGGTTCCCGTACTGCCTGTGGATCATTCACAGGATACATACCTAATGATAACTGAGGCTGATCCGGTTCCCAGCAATTCTTACATACTTTAATACTAGATATCTTTGTTTTAATTGTAAGCCTACGCAACTCTTTAAGCATATACCTGAACCCACAGCGATCACACTCCGCTATTGAATTCTTCTGTGATGCGTACTTACTAGCCATTTTATCTGTATGTGATCATGCGCGGAACAAACCGCAGTGGCGCTTTCTCTCTATCCTCATCAGCAGCCAATTGCCATGCCTCATCATATTGTGCTTTAAGCATAGGCACTCTATCAATTGCATTAGGTAGCTTAACTGACAGCATATATGCAAGGCCACAAACAATGGCGTTCTGGAATCTAAAGGGAATTCCTTCCACATTAATACCGTTGCCCGCATCTGGCATCCTAACCAGCCGCCAGTACACTAAATAATAATATGGTGACTCTACTGTACCTTGACTAGGCGAAGGCCACACAGTGACTTGTGGGACCTGTGGCACCGCACCCTGCGCATTAGTTGTCTGTCCAGATCTACGGTTAATGTATATCTGAATAGGCCGACCCTGAGTTAACTTGTTAGGGATTGTAGAATAGGTAGAGACACTAATTCTATTAATGTTCAAATCTGTCTGGTTACTTACCTGGCCAGGACTGGTACGAATCACAGTCTCAATCAGATCTACAGTATTATCCGGCAGATCATATGTGATAGTACCCTGTATTAATGGGATTGTACCCTGCTCAATAGTCCACAGGTTTATCCCACGATTGGCCCATTCAGTTAGAAGAAAGTTAAGACTTCTCCTAGCCGTTCTAAAGTCATAACCGCTACGCAGCTCAAGGCCGCATCTCTCAAAGGCTTCTTCTATAAGCTCATTGAGTGCTGGGTTAAATGTTGATGTGGCTACTGTATATGGCATCTAACATTTCCATTTTTTAAGACTTTTGTTAATGCGGCTATCTGGATCATTTGCCGTTTTAGCAGAAGTTAACTTCTTCTTCATTCCTGACATCCTGGCACAGAATGACTTCTTACGGCTACCACCTTCTGGCTGCGGAGCTTTGAGCCCTGGCTTGCCTGGGTTAGCCTTATTATAAGAAGCCCTGCCCTTAGCGTTTAAGCCGCCACTCTCAGACTTGCCTTCCTTGCGCTGCCATGCTTCAGTCTTAGCCATTATCTGTACCTTGCTGTTTTCTTTGCAATAGTCTTGGGCTGCGCTACAAACTGCTTACCTGCTGCCTTGCCTGCACGTTTTGCACGGGTAGTAGCTGCATACTCTGCTGGGCTTAAAGACTTTATTGCTGCTTCTGGTAAATAACGCTCTCCTGTTTTAGAAGAGGGCTTTCCTGACTTGGTGCTCCATTTCTGATCACCCCAATCTTTCAGGGATTTCTGTGGAGCTTTAATCACGATACCCGCCGCCAGCAGCCTTATATTTCTTGGCTACAAGTTGAGCTTTACGTCCAGACCATTCCCCAGCGCCAGTACCCTGAGTTGCAGCTGCTTTTACCTGAGCCACAATCTTCTTGCGAAGAGTAGGCTTTGTGTAATTACCAGCAGCATTAACTTTTGTCTTAGCCATTATAAGATCTTACCCCTTGTCTTACCACGCTGCGCTATACCATCTGCACGACTAGATGCTGATATCCTGCCACCTGATTTGCGCTTAACCATCCTTGCCCTTGCCTGTGCCATTTCCTGATCTAGCTCATTCTCAGCTGCGGCCCTATTCATAGCCTGACCAGTCATCCTAGCTTTTGCCTTATCTGCATAGTCATCCATACCTACTTCTGCTGGAGATCTATTCTTATACTGATCTGCCTCTCTAGCATTCATCTCAGCCTCAGTTACAGGCTGTCCATTCCATGTGCCAGATATATACTTTCTATTCTTATCTGCCATTACTTGCCCATCTTCTCGCCAGATCCCAAAGATATGCGCTTACGCTTAGCATGCATATTTGCATGTAGCTTGCCACCCTTCTTATAGACTTTTACAGGCTCATTGCCATCACGCTTCTTGATCTGTCTAATCTTAACTGGGCTGATATCACCCATACCGCGAGAGGCCATCATGTTATACAAACTTCCCACGGGTCTTGCCTCTCTGGGCAATGCCATCTGCTCTCTTAGATGCTGAGCTTACTTTGCTCTTTACGCTACCACCGCGCTTCATCTCTTGAGCCGGCTCAGGCTGACTCTCAGCGGCTTGTGCACGGGCAGGTTGAGGAGCAAACTTCTTATCCCCTTGCTCACGCATTCTTTGCCCTGCCTGCTGCCGTCTTTCTTCTATCTCATCTTTTATGTTCTTGGCCTCAGAATCTCCACCACCTACTAGCTTTCCAAACAATCCCTTACCAGAAATAATTCCGTAGAGTGGACTTATAGAGCCAAGTATCTCGCTTGCTTTGCCCATCATTAACTCCCTAATTAAACCTTGCCGCCTTTCTTCATATTCTTATTACCCGGCATTGTGACCTGCTTTGCCTTGGTATGGCCTGATTTCTGAACAGTGTGCTCACCATGTGGCTTGTTACCACCAGCTACTACCTTGCCCATCTTAGATGCACCAACTGATCCGCCCTTCTTCATGCCAGGCTGCATTGCAGGCATAGCCGGTCCAGGCATCATTGCTTTAGCTTTAGCGGACATTGGTATACGACCCAGAGCGCTTAGAACTGAACGGCCTGGAGCTTTTACCTTAGCCATTGATGCACCACCACGCTTCATGCTCATCTTTTCCATTGACTTAGAATCTTTCATTTCTCCGCCCTTTTTATCTCTACGGGCTTCGCTTAATGCTATAGCTATTCCCTGTTTAGGATTAGTCACCTTTTGCCCTGATGAGGACTTCAGTGACCCAGTTTTAAACTCATGCATTACTTTGCTGATTTTCTTGTTGTTCATACCATCCTGCCACGGGTCTTGCCACGCTGCGCAATTCCGTCTGCACGGCTAGTGGCTG